TAGTTTAAACCCAGGATATCCTTCTTGTACCCAACATAAGTAAGATTATTAGCTAAGTATTGAGGCAATTCGTATACGTTTAATCCCGCACTAGCATCAAACACAGCATACTGCGTTGACCACTTAGGAGCATAGTAATCTAATTTAGATATTGCTTCATCAATACAAGTCTTTATTTGAAAAGGAGTTAACTCAACTGATACTACAGGGTGGCCTAATTGAGCTAAAACATAATCATGTATTGATTGCTCAAATAAATTAAATTGGACCCCATCTGCCTCTAGGTTTTTATTTAATTTCTCTTGATTTATATCACTACCGGGAGCATACTCTGTTAACTTTTGACCACCGTATCTCCCGTAGCTAGACCCGTAACTTGTTATCAATGGGATTGTCATATAGTTATTTAGGGTCGTTAAAAAGAAAAAAGCGGGCTAAAAAGCCCGCTTTTATTACTCTACCTACTAGTTATTAGTAGTTAAAGTTACCGACTCTCTCGTTACCGATCAACTCAGGGTGCAGGTAATCGGCAGCAGCACCGATGATTCTGATGACACGGTAGAATCTGCTGGCAGGCTGAATAGCAGCCTTGCCATACCGGGTCATAATACCCTTTCTTGGCTGGAATGAGCCAGGATCAGTTACGGTTGGCAGTGGCATGAGTGGAACATACGGGCAGTAGACGAATCCACCATCCAGTGGGCTTCCACCGTTGTAGCCGATGATTAGCTCATCCTCTGGGAACAGAGGATCAACAATCAGATCGTACTTGCCAGCGAACTTACCCTTGTACTCGATCTTAGCACCCATGTTAGTGGGACCAGCATCGGCAGGAAGTCCACCTTCAAGCTTCGCGGCTGACTCAAGCATTGAAGCGATGATTGGTGACGTAATAATTACGTTACCTGGGCCACGCATTGTGGTCTTGTAAATATCTTGGCTAGCGAAATTAATCATAGCCAACATATTGCTGTACCGCTGGCCTACATGCTGTGGAGCATAGTTAGCACCTAGGAATCTAGCAAGATCAACAACGTAAATGTTACGCTCTGGGCTAGCTAGTGAGGTTGCACCAAAACCGGCTCCGGTATTACCCCATGAGAATGAACCTGGGTTCCACTCTTGCGCTCCGTTGGTTCCTACTGTCTTGCCGTAGTAATTGCTTCCGAAAGAATTGGAGTTAGCCAGTGGATCAAGTGACTTTGCATTCCATCCGCCAATAGAATTGGTAGTACCAGCGAAACCATAAGCAACCATTCGGATATCTTCGATTAGCTCACGATCAATCTCAAGTGAAAGCTCTTTGCTGAGTAGCTCAGTAAGCTCCCGCTCTAGATCAAGATTGTGATAAGCCTTAAGGTCTTGTGAAGCCTCAATCGTCCAAAGTGCTCTCATCTTGCGAGTAAGAGCTACAACTGGCTGTTGCTCAATGTGGAACTGAACTTCTGGAATTCCAGTGCCGTCTAGACGCTCACCGGCTGATACAACCCAGCCTAGAGTAGTTGATGGATCAGGGAATGAAGCAATTCTACCACCGTAAGTGGTTGAGGGTGAACCTCTAGTGTTGCTTAGTACTGAGGAAAGGTTAACTCCACCAAGAGCAGTAGCTCCACCAAGAGCAGTAGCTTGGAAGTAATCAAATCTTCCGCTGTTGGTTCCAGTCGTATCAATTGGGAACGTAGCAGTCACGTTGTTAACATTGTACGTCAGGTTAAACTTGCTATAAACAGTTTGCTGTGATCCACCGCTCCATCTGCTGTTGCCAAGATAGAAAATTTGGCTTACAGGAGCATCCATTGGCTGAGTTGAGCCGATGTAGTTGAATACTAGGTTTGGGTAAACTCTACGAACGAGAGGGAACGCAAACTTCTGGAATACGCCGATGTTACCGACAGTGGTTCCACCTTGGCTTACGACTTCTTCGTTCATCCGATTGCTCTCGGCTAATACAGCCTTAGCTTGGTTCTCAAGCAGTTGAGCAGTAACCCGAGCGGTATATTCATTCTTGATACCGTCAAGGGCTTTTGACCACTTCTGAACTAGTTCAGGTGATCCTCCGATTTTTGATACGTCCATGATTTTCTCCTTGAAAATATTAGTTAGACATCAATCTCATGACCTCTTCGGTCAAAAACTTATTGCCATGCGTCTCAGGTTTTGCGCTCTTGCGCTCTTCTAACCTTTTCCCTTGACGTTGGAAATTTTCCTTTGAAACAACTTCAGCAGTATCAGAGAGCTTCATTGAGGTGACAGCCCGTGATTCAGCTAAATTAACCTTCGCTTGCTTAACATTCTCCTCAAGTCTCTCATTTTTATCTGATAAGACCTTCAGAACATTCTTAAGCTGTACGTTCTCCTTGAGTGAGCGATCTAGTTCCCCGGCAAGGACATCTACTTTCTTGGCTAGTGTGTCCTGCTCTAGAGCCATTAAATTAATGGCATTAACTTCGTCATCGTGAGAAAGCTCTGTAACAAATAATGACTTAACTGATTCATACAGTTGAGCATTACGATAAGTCTCATTCTCAAGCTCTAGTTCTTTAATGGCTTGCTCCTTGAGACGTTCAATCTGACCTCTTAGATAAGACTTTACCTTAACGGTAAGGTCTTCTGTCTTAGCATTAACCTCTTCCTCGATCTTCTTGTGAACCAAGGTGGCAATCTTTTCTACCGTTTCCTCGGTTAGACCGTCTGGTAACAGGCTAGCAATTTGTTCTAATGACTTGTTCATATAAACTATTTATCTCCGTAGTAAAATATTTTTACTTTTTTCTTGGACCATGCTTTCTAGCGGTTTTTATTATTGATGTTCTGACAGGCCCACCTTTCTTGCCCTTACTCGCTCTCTCTGCGACATCAAAACCTTTAGGGTCATCATCATCTCGCCCAGCGGCTCGATTTGATCTTCTAGCTATAGTATCACCCTTAACTTCATCTACTTTATTTAATTTAGCATCAATTTTCTGCTCTAGAAGCTTGAGGAAGTATCTTTCGCTAACAACATTTCTAATTGTTGATTCAATTATTCTCTTATCTCTAGTTAACTGTTTTGATTCAGCTAAAGTAGGATAAGCTCCACGAGTTGAGGGGTCAGCAACAATATCAAAAGTAACTAACTTAAAGTCTTCGTTTACTGTCTTGTAATCGCCCTTAGACTCGCTTAGGGTTCCCATACCACGGCTTGAAATTCCAATTTTAACTCCACCCTCGATAAGGCCTTGAACAACCTTTCCAGCAGGAGTTGGTAGAATTTCAGCTTCGCCGATTACTTCTTTACCTTCCATCCAAAGACCAGTAATAAGGTGGGAAGCATTTGACAGCTTAACCATGTCGTAGGTTGGGTGATCTAGTTCACCTACAAGTCTACGATCCTTGATTGATTCGTTTAAAGACTTGATTGCACCTTCAAGAACTTTCTGGGGGTAGACTCTACGGTTATTGTTGGCTTCATCCGCACGTTGAAAAATACCGCGAACTTTTAGAGGGCCTGTCTTGCCCTCATTTATTACGCGCATATTTTGGAGAATAAAGACATCTTGAAGTTGTTGCATATTACTTACTACCCCAATACTTTTTGTTCTTTTTTGCACCTGAGTGCCGGGTCATAGTGCGGACGGCATACTTTTTAACATCTTTAAATGATGCTGGGATAGAGCCGGGAGAGAATCCCTTGGCAACTCGGCCACCTACCATTTGCTCATCATCCTTCCCCCACTTTCTCTTAGTAACTACATAAAGGCGATCTGCGGCTTTAGTGGAGAAAATCTGACCCATGTATCCGTTCTTAAGAGCGTCGGTGATTGAATTGTAAACTCTAACTCTGGACTTGCCTGGGGTTGTATGGGCTTTCTTCATATTAGAGCCTTGAATTGCGGCTCTACCCTCTTTTGACCCCTTTCCCTTTTCCGTCTTGCGTTCAACTAACTGAGAAGCTTCATTAAGTAATTCAATTAAATTAACCATACTTTCTCTTTAACCTGTTGATGCAGCTACTTAACTTACTATTTTTCTTAGGTTTTCCCAAAGTATTAGTTCCGATATTTCCGACCGTAGTAGTTCCAGGGGACATCTCACTTAGTAATTGTTTAGCTTCAGTCATTAATGAAGATAAACGCCCAATAAGATTCTCTAGTCTATTTTCAGTTGATTCTTGTATCTTTTGGACTTTCTTAGGGGCTTGCTTCTTTTCACCTAGGACCATTGATACATAATCATTAGGAACTTTAATTTTACTGATATCCGGGGCATTCAATGATTGAGTAGTAGATTCCTTCAAAGCAGGCTTTAAAGACTCTGAAGGATTTTTCGCCATGTCCTTTAATATGTCCATGGCAAAATTACCTACCGAAATATCAGGAAATTTATTATCGCTCATTCAGTTAACTAACTGAGAACAGTTAGCCTCACTTACCCATCTTGGGGCCTTTCGTTGAAGATGAAGCTTTGCCGCTCATCTTCTGCTTAAGAAAGGAGGGCATCTTCTTGCGGCTAGCCTCAGCAACCTGATCTAGCTCATCATCAGCGTCAGCGTCCTCAGCAAGTTCCTCACCCTCAAACTCCTCATCTGATTCAGTTAGTTGAGCCATTTCGTCAATTATGTTAATCATTAGATCAACGTGCTCTGATAGCTGGTCATCGCTAATTGGCTTCTCTAGATGTGACTCGCAAAGTGGGCAGACATGCTCGGCGTCAACTTGCTCGCCTTCCTGAATCTCATCTTGGACTTCCTCTTGAGCTTTCTCTTGAGCTTCATCAGCATGATCCTCGGAAACCTCGGTATTCTCATTTAATCTAACGCCAGTCTTTCCCCAGAAAGCCTGGGAAAGGATACCGTCAACTTCTTCCTTAAGTACGTCTCTTTTCATAGTTAGTTAACCTTGTAATTAATTACCTATATCTATTTATGTCGCTATTAGTTCAAATAGGTTAATTTTTTTAAATTAGTTCACAAATACTTTATTAGTAGGGTTTCCTGTAGTTGTATCCCCGCATGATAACTGAGTTCCAGCATAAGCTAACTTTAATTTTGAAGGACCTACAGAAACATTAGTGCTACCTATTACGACTACTGGAGCGTGAGCATCATTTCCGCACGTTGTAGGGGTATAAGCGTCTCCAACAACAACCACAGCGGCTTTAGATGGTCCAATAAACACTTGAGATGCAGCCCCTATACCATTAGTTTTTAATAAATGATCTACTGGGCTATGGCAATGACCTAAAGTTAAGTCTAAAATTGTGGTAATTAATGGCATTAAGGTGATTCTCCTGGGAATGTCTGGGCAAAATCTAACCATCTTTGAGATTCGGTTATATAAATTGGGGCTGGTGGATTTATTTGATTTTCATACTCTCCAAAGATACCGTTAGTTATTATACCTTGACCTTCATTTAATACAAACTTAACAGGTATATCATTACTGTACCCAAATTGTAATTGATCTCTAAATAATCCAAAATTAGAGTAATTAAGTCTCCCGATGTCGTTTGAGCTAATTCTAGTAAATACATCAAACCAAGTTAATTTACCAAAAATTCCTTCTAACTCAGTTCCAATAAAATCATCTCTAATTGTTACAGCGACTTCAGTTAAACTGTTAACCAAAGACATAAATTTACCTTCTGGAGAATTAGTTCTTAAGCTAGATGCAGGCTGTAAGTTAGTGTATTCGCCGTTAGAATAATAAGATCTATTAAAAGATATGGAACTTGGGTTGTAAGTGTAAACAAAGCCGTGGTAATCTGGCGAGTTAAATTGTTCATATGCGCCTAAGTAATTAGTGCTAAGTTCAAAATAGATTCTTTCTTGGTCTATTGGAGGCTTAGAAGGTTCTAAGTTAGATATATCAACAGATGCATTCCCAGCGAAGACCCGAACTACTTTGCCACCGTCATAGGAAACTATAGATGATCGTCCGTTAAATGGATTGTGCTCGCTTCCACGCCCAGGAGTCAGTATTATACCCTGTGGTATATTCCTTAACATTATTTTGTTTCTAAAAGTAGTATTGCTTTCAAATGATCTTAAATTAAACTCTTGACATTGAAATGTAATTGTGCTAGTATCTTTTACATAATTAACAAACGGATCTCTGTAGTCTAAATTTAATTTAGTGAGATTAAATCCATTACTTTGAGAGTGGGCCAATGCTTCTTCATCTGTAACCCTTGAATAAACTGCGGATACTGTAGTAATGACTGAGTTTGGGTTTATGATGTCTTCGACTGAATCCATGTTAAGAATTAAGTACATTGGACCTACATCCGCTGATGGGTTGTAGCTAGAGCTAAACTCATGTACGCCAGAGGGCGAAGTTACCGTAAACCTATAAGAAGTATCTGCTCCGAGTAGAGTTAGGATATTGTATCTATCTCTAATTTGGCTGAAGTATGCATTGGATAGATCGTTGAATGTAGCTAAGGGATATATGGCACTAGTCGGATAGCTTAGGGTAGAGAAGTAATACCCCGCCCCTGCTCCGAAGGCTACAGAAGAAGGATTGTAATTTGGTACGAATACAAAATTAAGCTGTTCAACTGGTATGCCTGCATTATTGGCGTAAAGCTGACTTACGTTACCCTCAATCTCTTGCACTTCGATGTAAGAATTGATATCCTCAGGCAGGAACCTCATTCGTTTGAAATCGTTCTGAAGTTCTACAGGTAGTAAAGGTTGATTGTAATTAGGATTAAGTGCGTTCTGTTCGAAGATAGCAAAAGCTAAGTTTATTGTGTTAGGAGTTTCCCCTACCTCAGAAAAGTTTATGAACGGATCGTTTAATTGTCTTTCATAAACTCTTCTATAGTAATTAACGTCAACTTCGTCTAAAGTTCCTTCTACAAGATGCTGGCGTATCATCGAGTAAAATGTAGAAGGGTTTACTTGTATGTTTCCTGCACCGTGAATATTGTTAAAGTAAGTTAATAGATTTGTATTAAGGCTTGCTACAACTTTGTTTATAGTTAAGTTATTAAAATACTTCTCATACCAGTAGGGTAGTGAATCATTTTGACGTTCCAAGAAATAAGCAACCTCTTCTGCTACTGTGTTAGCAAAAATATTAAGGTACAGGCTATTTTGTACAAAGGTAGTGTTTTGGGATGCAGGGTAATCTAAGAAGTTGTAAAATCTATTATACATGCTTATGCATGTTTGAGGATCACCAGAGGATGTAAACCCTGCAAAGGATGGGTTATCTACGTTGATTGTAATGCTCTGTCTTTGTGGTACAGAAGATTGCAGAGTAGTGGCAATCTGAGATGAGTTTGCTACTTGATTTTGAACTGCTTGAGACTGTATTTGATTAGTTTGCTGTGGAGTATTTTGATAATTGTTTGAGATTATTATATTTTCGGATAATTGATCCTGGGAATACCCGTTAACAGTAGAAGTAAATTCTAAATTACCTTGATTTGATGTTGTAGTTCCTATCGAAATAGAAGGAGTTATTATAATCCCAGGGAGGTTAGTAGGTGTCTGAGGTATTGAAGGGGGTATTGGAGGGGGTATTGGAGGTTCTTCCGGCGGGCAAGCTGGAACATTGAATGGAGGAGAAGGGCTTATTGCATTAGGTACAATGCTAGGAACTACAACATTAGAAGTGTTTGTAGTACGTCTAGGCTCAGTCCCAGGGAGATAATCTCCGCACTGAGATAATTGCGGAAGATTTATAGACATGCTATCTCGCTATGATTATCGTATCCCCGTATCTATTATCAGATAAGTTTTGTGATTCCCCGAAATCTTCGGGAATTCCGATAACTTCAAAACTTAATGTCGGGTACATTGCTATTCCATATTGTGAATACCCTTGATAATTCTGTACCCCCTCGATACCATCTACGATACCTATTGGAGGGACTATGAAATTAGAGTAGTTTATTCTCGGATTAGTTGCTGTATTTGTACTAGTTAATGCGTTAGTTCTATTATATCTTGGATTGTAAAACTTTGATTTTTCAATTCCCCAAGCTACGTTTACCGAAAAATTAACAACATTGTTGCTTATCTCTTTTGTTACGAAGATTCCGCCTTTATCTGATTGAGCGGGAGCACAATTAAAATAGTTTACATTTAATTTGAAATCTTTAGCCCATGGGGTCTGCTGAGTATTTATAGCAAATTTCTTAGTTACCCAAACAATAGCAAAATCATGGTTGCCTAGACGATTCATAAAAGAATCAGTAGTCCAAGTATAATAAGCTTGCTTTAAGAAAGCTGGCAAAGAATTGTAAGTCCCTAAAGCAGGGTTTGGACTAAAAGGATTTGAATTGTTATTTTCTGGTGGTTGAAAGCCTTGTATAAAGTTTAGATAATCATAAACCTGAGATCCAGGCCCATCATTAGGTGCTAATAATTGCCTAGCCCAGTACGATATATCCCAATCTGGATTTAACAAAAACGGTAAGCTTAAAGGGTATCCGAACCGTTGTCTAACTCTGTCAACGGCATCATTATCACTTAGATTGGGATTTACTGTTTTTATAAAGTTAAACAAAGACTTCTCGACACCCCAGTTCATTCCACCCTTGATATAACCTGAATATACAATTCTTGGGGATATTTGCGTTGGGGTTGCAGGGACATTAGGAACTGAAGGATTGTTTGTATTACCTGTAGAAATTAAATTAATTCTATCTGATAATCTCTTGGTTACGAGATCAACATAGTTCTCAGTAGCGACTGGATTAGCTATTGAAACTTGAGGGTGGGCAGCAGCTATACCAGCACGCTCATTGTAAGCTAACTCTGTAGTTCTAAAGAAAGGACGAATATCGACTATATCTTCAGGATTTAAAACAATAGCTCCATTTGCGTTAGTCGCTGCATTCTTTTTAACTACTATGTAAGCAATAGGAAGTATTGATTGCCCTAGAAGAGCAATGTTATCCGATTCTAAAGATTCTACTAAAGTAGGAGCTAAATTCAATAAATCGTCTGGAGATGGGAAAGAACCTTTGACTCCACTGAATCCCAGGTTTTGCCCAAGCTCGTCTGAGATATTCGGCACGATCATTTGATTGCCGTTCTCATCTTGCAAGGGAACAGCATTACGAGGTTTATCTATGTCATAAGTTCTATTATCTAAGTTTAGGCCTACTCCAGCCCCTTTCACTAAGCCCAAAGCTGGGGTGTAAATCTTAGTTGGAACATTTGAACCATTAACAAACTTTGCAATTGTTGCAGCGGAGGCATCAATTGGTTTTGAGTAGATAAACAGTAAATCTATTCTTTGTGTTGCAGCAGTTAAGTTGGTTCTAACACCAGATTCATTTATGTAGTAAAAATCATCTGGGTTAAAAGCAGGGATCTCTATATCTAACTGAGATGGGATGTCAACGATAGAAGTTCTAGCTACCCCACGCCACTTCTTCATCCAGTTTGATTCGTGCCATACTGTACTTAGAAATCCAGTTGTTGCGTCCCCGTAAGCTGCACTATCAACAGAACCTACCGCTAGGTTGTAGATGTAAACTTGTCCAGTAGTAGATGGGTAAGGTATTTCTGCTGTATTCGATATGGGAATTGGAAGATACCTTGGATCAGTTACATTCAAGAATTGGGATACTTCTTCTAAATTTCTTGAAGCTCTTGTAAAAGCTCTCTCCATTAATCCATTCATTCCTAAAGAATTAGCTTGGAGTTGAGTTTTAAACGTATTTAAAATAGATCGTAGTTGTCCATCACGATTAGTTTTAAAATTGTAAGTATCAATGTACTCTGAATTAGTAAGTTTAGAAATTACTTGAAGTGGTTGTAAATTGAATACATCATTTATTCTAGCAGTATATCTCCCTGGGCGAACGTATACTTTGTTGTCAGAGCCGTTGGTGTAAGGTCTTAGCTCATCGAATCCAGCCCGGCTACTATTAACAGTAGTATTGTTAAAAGTGCTAGTGTTAAAGATTTGCTGATACTCTAATTTCGCTAATTGATCTTTCAGCCACATGTTATTTTCTTGTAGCTGCTTTAATGGTATATTATCTACCTCATAATAAATTGGATCATTGGACTTATAGTATCGAATTGGCTCAGTGAAACGATAAGAACTTTGCTGAAATTGGACCATTAGTTATCTCGCTGTAAATCAAATGTATTTGGAGACTTAACTCCAGTATCCGTATACGAACTTCCTAATACAACTGAATTGTAAGGGTAATATATTGAAACTAGTTTTGCATTGCCCGACTTACCTACAGAGGCGTGTTTAGCATTTGCAAATGTCTCTGCTGCCGACTCGTCTAGAATTACTCTGGTGTACCCTGCTGGGCTTGTCATTGTATTGCCATAATAATAGCCAGAAGCTACTATTTGATTTGACGTATTTCTCTGTAGAAGAGACGGGAACAAGGCACTAGCTTCCGTACCACTGCAAACAAGAGAAGAAGAAGGTTGATACCCTTGTGCATAAATTTGAGGAACAACCTTGTAAGTATTTGAAGTTAAATCAGTTAAAGTATTTACAGCGGGATTTATTGAGAAGTAAATTCTAAACGGACCCCAGTTTTGAGCGGAAGTCTTTCCGAAAGGATTAGCACTTACAGCAGCCGCCCCAAAGTAATCTAGAATTGAAGCACTGCTGGTATCTGGGGTTGTAGATGGGAGTCCTGAGGCTACCACGTTTGATCCGCTTGTCCATACCCCTTGAGGCCCCACATATCCTGCCGCACGGGGAAATAGACCGCTGACGGAAGTGTAGGATGCTTTAAGTTGTGAGTTGTCGGCAAGATTCCAGATAAATGTCTTAAAGCACAATCCGGCATCTGTAATCCCTACAGTATTATCGTAGTATGCGGACGAAGCATTCCACCAGCCGCAAGGAAAGTTAACATTATGAACATTAACTAAACTTCCATTTATTGCTCTTACACAAGTTCCACCAAAAGTTACAGAAGAGTAGTTGTTGTAAGCCGTGTTTCTGTTTGCAAGATAATACAAAGTTCTATTATCAGAAGCATTACTAAATGTAGAATTATTAATTAATCCAGTAACGCTATCAACTCCTTGGAATCCAGCGGTATAGCCCCCAGTTACAGAAACTGGAGTAATTGGATTTGGATAAAACTGTAAGCTGCCCGCACTAACGTAAGGCTGTATCTTAGTTATGGTCGCATAATCAATACCGCTAGCAACTCTATTAGAGTAATGCGACCCAGTAACATCCCAGTTCAAAGCAAATGATCCTAGATCACGGGCATTGAATGTAGATTGATTGTCTACGACTACGCAAGACCGAGTTGAGTGTAGTTCTACAGAAGTGTGATTTAATCTATTAGAAAGATTAAACGAGCTAATATCTAATCCAGCTTCATCGGTAGATCTGTGTGGATTTATGTTGATTATTGAATTATTCTCAGCTAGGAGGTTAATACCATACTGAGCCATTACCGTAGGGCCATTTAATTCTACAGTAGAGTTGTTACCAGCGTACACTCCCGCAGTAGTCTTATGAAACTGTCTGCCAGGAGGACCAAATACGCGGGTGGCTCCACTTCTAGTTCCTTTTAAAGTAGCCTTTGAGTTGTTTAGAACTGCAAGCTCTGATCCTCTGCATGTTGCATTTGTTGCAGTAGCTAGGGCATGATTCGCATCTCGGGTCATCAAAGGGGATACTAGCACAGCCTGGGAGCCGTTGGTAAGCTCAATGCCTGGGACAATCTGCTTGATGTTGGTATCTTGCATCAATGCGTCTTCGACGCCGATTGAATTTTGGAATTTTATTTCTTGATAAACTCCATCCATTCCCGAAGTTATTGTTGGAAGTAGTCGTGAAGCATTTAATACAATATGCTGACCATTTCCGCTAAACATCATTGGCGGATATGTTTCGCCGTTTGAAATAGAAACATAGGGTATCAGGTTCTTGTTGTAATTAATGTTTGAGTTATAGCACTCAAGACCCGTCTTTTGATTAAAGATAAGAGTTAACTTATCAATTTCAAAGACTGAAGAGTCTAGCTTAATTCCAAACAAGTTTTCATATACATTAATTCTACCATCAAATGAAATGGTAGAATTAAGTGCCTTGATACCTGAATCTGTATTGCCATATATGTTTAAATTTATAGCGTATAGATGATGGTCAGCAGAATCAGCGTTATGATTATCTCCACCACGAAGGGTTGAGTTATTTAGAATAATTCCGTTAGCATTCTTACTAAAATCGAATATGTAATTTACGTTGGTGTACGATGCCCAATCAGTTATGCCTAAACCTCCGAACTTATCTAAGACTCTAGCTTTGTAGAGAGGGTCTTCAAATAATCTGGTTGAACTAACGGTGATAAAACTGTTATTAGCTATTAAGCCAGCCGATTCACTTGCTGTAGTGTAATCGTAAGTTGAGTTAAAGGTATCAAATAGTCTTTTTATTGACCAAGCACCAACGACCCGCTCATTACCAGCATCAAAATCATAGTTTCTGCTTGCAACACAACCCCTGAGCAAGGTTACATTTGAATTGTTTATTCTGAATCCTGCTCTACGGTATTTTACTGCAACATTATTCTCTAAGAATACGTTTGTACAATTATTGATTTCAACTCCAATTAGATTGGTTGTGGCGTTAACTCCACTACCATCTAAGAAGAAATTTCTAATAAAAATTGGACCTTCGCAATTATTTATTACAAGTTTATTAAGGATATTTCCGTAGAATAATCCGTTAGCTCCGTACAAATTACTTGTATCTTTTAAATATAAATGAGTTGTACCATCTCTTGCTAAATCTATAGTGCTAACATCTCTAGTTGTAATTGCGTCGGCTGTCTCAGCATTCAAATCATAGGTTTTAAAAGTTAAAGAAGATGAAGATTGTCCGAACGGAGAGTTTTTACTAGCTATTATTAATGAACCTTTATTTAGTAAAGATTTGTTTGTAGCAGCAATTCCTACTGTATTTGGGATAGAAACAAATCCATTACAATTACTTACTAATCTAGGATCAGAAGTTGAACTGAATACAGCGGCAGAAATGGAAAGGCAAGAAGCGTCTTTAAAACAAGTACTCGCATCAAAAAGTCCTTGTAAATTTGAATTTCCAACTAATGCAGAAGCGTAAGAGTATAAATTATTTGCAGTAGTATCTTGTATATAATAATTTAGTGTGGCTTCTGTTGGAATAAAGTATACGCCAGAGGCAAAAGCTTGGGGTCTAGCAAAGTTCCTATTAATAATCTCAAGCGAACCTCTAGGCCCGAACTTTATGTTATCTAATACCATATCACCAAGCTGACCGAAGTTCGCAACTTCAATCAAAACTGGAAAATTTATCATTTCTGGAAGAGCGTTTACAGCGGCACTTACAGTTCTGAATATATTAGTATTGCAGGCTACAGCTTGGTCGGTAGCGGCTGATGAAACGACAAGCGACAGCCCAGGAATGCTTGAGGTGGGGAATCCAATCTTCTCCCATAGGTAATGGGTTCTTTCCTCTAAGTCATATACAGGCATGTTATCCTGTTCCCAGTTGTAAAAAGAGCTAGAATCAAATTTGGTGACCTTATCAGTCCAGCACTTCATCAACTTGAGAGCAGTACTATTAACTGTGTAAATATCGCTTGTAATAAACATCTTAGAAACTTAAACTCCATCTAAAAACTAGTGCAAAATCAGAAGTCTTTCTAACATTACTGAAATATCTATAGGCAACAAGAATTGGTGCGTCAGGAGCACCACCCTTTATATTCTTAACGAATAATCCAATCTCATTAAGATTAGCATTTTGTGCATTTCTAGTTAAATTGTTGCAAGACTCTTGATCCAAGAAAATTGTATAACGTACAGTATTTTCATCTACTCTAGTTATATTCTGCTGAGGAATTAACCCGTAAACATAGGTCTGGCCTATTACAGTGTTATTTCTTATTTGATTAGCCGATGCTGTCAAAACTTCGCCTGCAACTCCAGCATACTCTATCATAGAAGATAGTGGCCCTACTAACTGGTTTGTTTGTACAACTTCTGATCCAGTTGTTCCGCTAACACCTATTTGAAATCTGTCAATTTGGTAATCTAATATAGACGTAGATCCAGACAGTGCAAACATGTGGGCTAAGGCTACACCCATTCCTGATACAATTATGTTATGGTCATCAAACACAACTTCCTCCCTGTTATCAGGGTAAAGTTTTGATACAGTTAAATGTCCTCTAATGTTAAGTTCTTCTAAAAAGTTTAAATTCATGGTTATACAAAATTAATGTACCAGGAGATAGTTAGCGATCCTTCATTAAATAACGTCCCACCATTCGCAAATAATGCTCTCATTCCTGAATTGCTAGAGTAATCAGTACAAAAGAGCAAATCTTTGTTAAAAGTCTTCTTTGCAAACAGCTTATATCTTCTCTTGTTATTTAGTGCATTAAAAGCAAATGGAGCAGATCCGGCCTGCTTTAATGTTTCTTTTATGTCTAAAACCCACAATCCTACTTGGTATAATCCGCCAAATAAAAGTAAACCCCCGGCATCGCCATTCCTTAAAGGTATCTTAATCGTGACTCTAGAGGGGAAGGAAGGGTCGCAGCATCTTAATGCCCCCTGGGTATAGTTATTTGCAGCACTTAAAGAGTTGTGAGTGACTGAATTCCCGCTGGCAAAAGTTAGATAGCCTGACGGGTCCATGATTAAGTTAGCGTTATAGAAGCTACTTAAAACTCCGCTGATGATTACGGACCCTGTTGCATTAATTACTGAAGACACCATCCAGAAGTTTGTACCCCCGGAAGCAGGGAAGCACCCAACTAAATGATAGTTTGCACTTAATGATGGGCTGAGTATAGAGTTAAGGCAGTGCCCTACATCAGGCACGCCGGAAGAATAAACCGTAACTGTGCTATTTAACTCTAGTCTTTTATCCAACGGGGAAGGGTATCTAGGCAGAAGCTCGTAGGTTCCCTGCAACGCGGAAGCTGTCGTAGACGTTTGATAACTGCTTAAACTTACTGGACCATAAGACAGAGTTTTAATTGTAACCGTAGTGGATGGACTAATTATCTGATGCCCATGAAATTGAAATCCAGCAGCATCCTTACCGAAGGATACAGCTTGCACTGTATAATTCGAAGCGTCTAATAAAGACGAAGCAGACGGGATAGAAGCAAAGCTCCTATTCGCCGTTAGCGCATCCACAATAATTTGTCCTGCTCCATCTACTAGCATATTAGTTATTTATGTTTAGATTATTAATAAACTGTCCAGCAGATGATTTACTTACAGAATTCCACTCTGGATTTTCAACGTAATTAATTCTGCTTCCACCGCTAGCTTCATACACTCCGCTTGTATAAGCAGCCGTTCTGTTTGCATACCCAAAAGAGGAGTACGCACCAGCTATCTCATTGAAATACTTAAAAATATTGTACAGGTGTCGTTTATCTAAATCTACACGATAATCTTTGCAATTCTTGGACAAAACTAGAGGCTTTGACCACTTGTTTAAAGTCATATCCACCAACTTAATATCATAGAACAAAGTAAACTTGTCTTGGCTTATGCAATTAGAAAATATTTCAATTACATAATTTTGATTAAGCCGGTGAACACTAGTTGAAATTTTATCAAAGTATTCTTGGGGCACTTCAATATCTCTGTTAAAAGTATTGAAAGTAATATTTAGTTGATTAAACTCAGACTCAGTTAATGATGCAATAACATCATTTTCTCTGTTTGGGTTGTCACTTAATTTAAATCTATTGCATCTTAATGATGCGCCTGTGTCCCGTGCTTGGGATGGCAAATTAAAGACATGGCAATAGCTCTGGACTAGGTTGGAGGATTTAACGTCAGATAGTGAATGCTGCACCCATCTTCCGTCTTGCGTATACGACCAGATCTTTCCGTCCTCAGGCTTAGTATGCACCCAGACACTGATAGAATCCCCGCCTAGAACTTCCCCGACGTTGTTACAAATTAAAGACTTAAGGTCTAGGCTAAATTCGTGCTCGGGTGTTAGGAAATTTGTAGAAACATCGTACCCAAGATTTGTGTCCACGGAGTATTTTCTTAAATCAAAAGAAAATCTACTCTTTGAGTTAGTTGATTTTTGTCTGATTAAAGTATTCTCATATGTTAACGAATTGTACTTATACCCATTCTTGTTATTTTTATCTAATCTTACCACTGAAAAAGAGTTAAACGAGTTAGCACCTGAAGGATGGATAAACTCTATATGACTTAGAATACCGCTATTTCTAAATTCTGGTATGAGTGATCCACCATCGGTATAAGTAAGTACGTCAGCCACAGTTGAAGCAATATAAGTCCCCGAAGAGGACCCTGAGGTTGAGAATAATATAGATCTTGAATTTAGTTCTGGGACAGTCAGCAAGCTTGATGCAATGTACTGTGGGTATTGAGTAGTGAACGGACCATTCTTTGAAAGGTTAGAATTGTAGAATATAGGTCCGTACACATGAGCAAATATTGTAGGTCCATCTAATTGCATTACGTTAGGGGTTAGCCTATGCCTCGCAAAATTGTGAGTGTAGTCGTAGTATAGCTTATGGAACTCTTTTCCGAATTCATAAGTTGTGTAATCCTCTATTGAATTTGGGAATGCCCCACTGAACTCGGTTAATGTATTTGCATAATTTACTAGCTTATTACTCCACCAATTATCTTGTGCTAGTTCCGCTAAATTATCGTCGTAGTAAGCGGAAGCTTGCATAATTTTAGATTGTTCATTTACATGGTGCAGAGTTGCAACATATGGGTGTAACTGACCTCTGTCATTTGTGTAGTCTAATTTAAAATTATTTGAAAATGTTGAATTAATAAAAAATCTATCTTTATTTAATTCTTCTAATGTAGATACAGAAAAACTTGCTAAATTTAGGCCAGTCCACCCTCCCCCCCATAAGCCAGAAATAGAATAAACTTGAAAATTATTATTTAGTTGACCTAAATGCATACTATCGCCTATCAAGCTATGGTAAGAATTTGAAGCAATCGGACTTGTATTTAAATTCAGAATTTGAGGGTAACTTAAATTAAATCCATCATTTGAATTACAAACTTGAAGTTTGTTAAATAAAGTTAAAATAAAAAAGTTCGAATCAATAATAACTGCTGGGCTAGCTATGAAAAATTGAGTTTTATTTAATTTTGAATTATAAGCTACGTTAGTGCCCCCGAACATCGGGAATGTGTTTGGCTCCAAAGGAGTAGAGCTACCAGCTAGCCCAGGTTGAGAGTAAGACCCATTAAAATATTTGAACCATTGACTTTTTTGTTTAATCAATCCACTACTTATCACATCCGAATATAAAGATCTCGCAACACAAAAATTAGGTATATTAGCTATAGATGAGTTATTAAGATCTCCATCATAATAAATATACAAATAATCATCTTTTTTGAATATGCCCTGCGGAAATAAACTTTGGGAAGAACTAAATTGTATATTTGGGCGAGCTAAAACCGTAGGGGTAATAATATATCCGCAATCATAAAAAGTTACAGCTTTGTCAAATGAAACAGCTAACCTTATAGCAGCATTTTTAAAATTAGAAGTTGGACCCCAATACCCTTCTTCTGTGTAATAAGGGTATAAAACTAATTCATTTGCCTCATCAAAATAAATAGACCCCCCAGCGAAATAACTTACTCCAGATCCGTATTGGCAAATAGAAGACCAATTGCCGTCAGTAATAGAACATCTAGAAAGACCGAGTAAGCCACTAACGTCTGGTTTCCATTCCAAAATTTCTTGCCATTTAAATCCACTCGTAACCCCAAATGAATTTAGAGTAATTGACGATACCAACGCAAGGCTAGAGACTTCTGTTGCTAAAGGTGATATAACTTCTTTTGCAGGGTCAAAGATAGTACCCTCAGTTACAGCAACTCTAAATGAATTACCAGCCACAAATCTATAAGTACCGCCACCATCTATTGGCAACATACCTACCGGAGTATCAGGCCAAATATGTAGTCCTTTTTCTACCCTTTGAGCTGGATTATAAATTAAAGAATAATCGGAGGTTGGGACAGCTAATAACTTTTGAATACCTATAAGATAATTTATATTTCCAACTTGTTCAATTAAATATCCATCATAAATTACATCAGAATTTATAGAAATTAACTCCCAACCAAAATTTGGTATTTGGCCTATTGGAACATCTAAATTATTAATAATTACGTCATATGCCCAAATTTGCCCACCATAAATATTTTGAGTAGCTATTACAATATTGTTGTCAATAAATTTAATGTCTGTTATGTTGTAATTATTTCTATTTCCAAATCCAGAATCACTTAATTTTTCCCAAGTTGGTCCATCCAAAGATTTTACCCAAACTTCACAACCAGAAGTTTCATTGTATGTACCCGCTATTAGTAAGTTATTAAAACAAGCTAATTTAGTTATTACTACGTTATTTGAGTTTCCGAACCCAGGCTGAGAAATAGAACTTATAGAAGATCCGTCATATCTTATTACACCGGAAGAATCAGTAAATGAAAGATTCTGTGTGGTTGCGTAGAGATAATTATTATCAGTAGTTAAATCTAACCAATTAAATAAATTAGTTGTATTAGTGTATCCTATAGGACTTCCAGTAACTTGAAAATTTATGGGTTTTGTCCAAGATAATCCACCGTATTTAAATAATGAAAAATAACTCCCCGCTGCATAAATATTGTCTTTATATTTTAGTAATTTTCTTATTAAAGTATTTTCGTTAGATGCAAATTGAAGATTAGTATCGGTCCAGCCTTGAGAATTATTTTTCCAAACTTTTCCATAAGAAAAATCTTGATAGTTTCGTCCTGTGCCAGCGTAGAGAGTATTGTTATCAAAAAGTATTGAATTTATGCTTTTAGAGTTTACAGTATCAAAGTTTTGTGTAATTTTTTTCCAAACTTCTCCATTGTACTCCCAAATATCTACACCTGATACAGAATTCTCAGTTCCAATAAATAAACTCTTCCTATCATTTGTTGAACATTTAAATCTTACAGTAGGGTCTGTAGTTACATCATCTACACCAATAACTTTAAAATTTATAGTCATAATTCAAATTAATCCCATCCTCTTACTGGGAAAGTGGCACTTACGGCTACTCCATTATAGATGTTACTAGAACTTAAATCTTCGCATTTAGAGTATATGTTAGGAATTTCATTGTAATTAGGTATATTAACATAACTTAACGAGGAAGGAACTAACCCTAATGGAAAAAAAGATAAATTTTGATAACTGTATATTTGATAGTTTATTGGCATGTTAAATCCAGTTCTATCGTAATAACCTTCCCTAGGTAATATATTTTTAAAGTCTCTTCTTCTGTGGTTTCGTCTAGGTAAGATTGCTGTAACTCCAGTGGGATTCATCAAAGTATCAATAATTGAATTAGCATTTGATCTAAAAAAAGATCCTATTGATGTTGGAGTCAATCCTCTTTTGTATGTTGACATTGCGAGAGCGGACGAGGCAAAACCAGCTAACCCTGCGCTGCTGGCTGATTTTATTTGTGCAAAATCAGCTTCGGGTATATTTAAAATTGGTATTGTAGAATCTGGTATAGTAGTATAGTTATCTTCGTAACTTGATCTTGCAAGGACATCAGGGACGGCTTTGGCAGGAGAAAATTTCTTTATTGATTGCGAAGTTATGTATAGAACTTCTTTTGAGTCAGCTTCTAAACTAGTTTTACCAAAATCGAACCCACTAGTATCTAGATTAATTCTAAAGAAAGATGATTTGCCATTCCAAAGAGGCAGATAATCAGTTCTAGTATTTGTTATGTCTGCGATTACAGAGTTCCAATTAGGTGCATACTCTATGCCAGAAGTAAAGAATAACCAGCTACTACGAATATTAAAATCGGAGCTTTGATTAGATACTTTTGATTTTATGTAATTAGCTACTTGAAGTACAAAGCTCTCTGGGACTTGAAAGCAGATTAATTTGTCAGCAATAAAATCAACCATTTCGGAAGTAACTCTTACCTTGGTGTAGTAAGGTATTTCTTCGAATGGTGGAACAGGATTCAAAGTTCCTCTGTAATTAAATATAAAGTCTTCAGTACTTAGTTTAAATGGCTCATTGCCCAGTAAGAAATTAGATGAAAACTGATATACGGTATCTTTAATTATCTTATCAACGCAAAGCTTAATGTTCTCATCCATGCTACTAGAACTAAAGTTGGCAACCCCTAAATCCTGGCTAGATTGACGAGTCCATGTTTCAAATGACCTTAGTAGTGTTGATTCAGTTGCCAGAGCATACTGAATTAAGAATGGTATGTAGGATTCCCAAAGCTCTGTAATAGTCGAGCTAGCATTAAACACATCCTCCCCAAACACTGAGTCGGCAACTAGTTGAACACACTTCTTGGTGCCTACTGTCTTATAAATTTCGACAGCATTTGCTAGCTGTAGTCTCCATCTGTCAGGTTCAGATCCAAATAGATTCCAACCAATAAGGTCTGCTAGTAGCGGCAAATACTGGTCTGGGCATTCATCTAGATCGTACAAAGATTCAAGGCGATCAACTTGGTCTGAGTAATCTGCAAATGCGAACGAAAAAGCTTTCAATAATCGTAAGAAAGGTCCGTTATTTTTTAGTTCAGTAAGCAGATAGCTATTTTGGAGATAATTCTCTACTGCATCTCTAACTCTAAAATCACCATCATCAATATAAAGTGGGGAATAAACAATATCAACTAAAGTGCAAAGTTTGTCTAGCTGCTGCGTCCCGCTTGTGTGTATCGAAGAAGTATTTCCAGCAGATGGCTTAAATTCATTTGGTAGAACGGAAAGAGAAGACCAAGATTGAGTATTGTAATTTCTCCAAATATAATTAGTTAATCCTCTTAATCCGTCATTAGTTGATAATTCTTGCCCTGTGTATATCTTCTCAATTAAAGTATCGTGAACAAAGCTAGATGGATTGTAAGTTAGGTTAATCGGCCCACTCAAATTTAAAAAGTAAAACCAAGAAAGATTGTTAATTAAATATGTGTGATTGTTTGCTTTGCTCCCACCATCAAGAAAATCTAGCGTAGGGTTGTTGAGTCGAATACCGGGAAGTAGCGTATCTTTTAAGAAATCAGAAAAATCTGAACTTGAATTAAAGTCTCTGAAAGACATTCCAAGGGGTAGCAATATCTTTCGTTCAAAATCGTTAGCATCAATGTCTGTTAAAGAATTTTGTTTAACAAAAAATTGGGCTATGCCACTAGCCTTATTAATTGAGCTAAACGCACCAGCCACAGAACTAATAGAAATTATGGAACTAAAATTACCTATTGTAACTAAATGTGAATTTATAACTTGATCTAGTATGTCTACTTCTTTTTCATTTAATTCAAAATCAGCTTCATAGTATAAAGAAGGGATAATATACTTCATCACATCGCTGTAATTAGCTTTGTGATATTGCCGATTATCTATAAATTTGGTTACATTAGACATAAGTAATGTTTAAAGTGTAGTTGTTTAATTGAACTATTTCGTTGAAATCAACTTTTATAGATTCTTTTACATTATCTATTGTGGCGTATCTAACCTCAGGTACTTCAAAAATACTGTACATTAAATCTTCTGGATTGAATGCTTTTGCAAAATCAGTATTGTCTATATTAAAGAAAGTTTCTATCTTATTTCTTACTTGCTGGCGTATATTAGCTTCAAGATACTGGTACTTCTTCTCCAGTCTTAAGGTTATATTAAGGTCTAGCGTTCTGATCAACCCATCGACTACTACTAACTCGTCGGTAAGCATTTTGCTGTCTTGCATGGCCTCCAGAAGCTGTCTCTTGTACTCAGGGGTAGCTTTTCTTAGCTGTAGGTTATTTGCTTTCTCTAAGACAAAAATGTCTATTACGTTAGCTGAGGAATAAGCTCTTCTTGTCGCAGCAGTGGCTTTACCAATAGACCCGTAAGAACTGATGTAGTTATTTACGAAAGCTTTGTAGTCATCTAATGTCACAAGTCGGCTCTGTGCTCTAAAAGCTAAAGGGGCATACCTCTTCGCATTCTCTAGTGTCTCAGCATCAGAGCCTCCAGTTCCTTTTGATGTGTTCTGGACTGTTCCTGGAATACCTGCGATTGTTAGATTACCGTCTGGGTTGGTATAGTTTGCCGTTGTTATTTGAGCGTTCAAAAGCCCTTGCCCTATGTTACCTCTAGTACCTCCACCTACTCTATAAGTAATTGTATATTGATCTCCAATAGATGGATTCCTGCCAACATTATTATCGCCAAATACTACGGTAGCCCCGTAATCATCATCTGATATCAATTGGAATACTTTCGCATCCGTGCCAGAAGCATAAAAGATATTATTTACTTGCTTGTAAATTCCATTGGTGTTACCTGGGCTTGTTACGAAAACTTGAACGCTACCCTCAATTACTGGAGATTGCTGTAGCTTTACGCTCTTCAATGCTTCTGTGTCCGCAAAAGTCCCAGTATCGACAACCAACGACCCTTCTAAGAGTACTAAATTATTGAATACAGTTGTGGATGATCTCTCAGCGTCAAATAAGTTTATATCCCCTGTAGAATTAGCTACATCAATATCCCCATCCGCAGCAACTTTGTAAAGTGTAAAAGTTATTGGAAGTCCGTCTTCAGGAGAAGTTATAGTAATTACTCTATTCTGTGGCGTAATTTGAATGTACTCCCCAGGGTTGCTTAAACCCGGAATGGAGGCTAAAGTTAATTTAGCATCGGCAGCGGCAGCTATCGGACCCTTCATTCTTACGCCAATTAGTTGCAACAGATCTTTTACACTATTTCTATCCCGAGCAGTACGGATAAAATTTTCATTAGCTAGATAATCTGCTTTATATGAAAGTACATGCCCCATGTAAGCAACTAGCTCAATGAGGACCATCCCAAAATCAGACTCCACAAAGTAATTATAATCTAGTGGGTATACGGCCCTAATGTAATTAATTAACGAGTTTCGAAGTGTTACGAAATCTGTTGAAGCAAAATTAATTTGATTTTCTTTATCGGCGTCATTAACGCTGACAAGTTTCATAAAATCGGAGGTTACTGTGCCTTTGAATGCCATTATCGTATTTCCACGTTGATATCAAAATTTATGCTATCTTCATCCAATAAAGTGCAGAACAACTTTATCGTAATGAAATGCCCACCCTCAAGAGTTTCTGTTCTCCCAGGGAATACTTGAATTTTATCTAAAGAGACATTAGGGGCGTATCGTCTGATAGATTCAAAGATTTCTCTCTTGATGCTGGACAAAGTAGCCTGATCTAGCGGCTCCATTAGGTAGCGTCGCAGGTTAGTTCCGTAAGCAGGTAACATCACCCTTTCGCCTCTATTAGTTAGAAGTAACTGTCTCAAATGAGACTTAACAGCATTTAACCCAGAAGATTTCTTTAAGAAGGTGCCGGAATCCACATCCCCCATAGGAAATCTAAGGCCAAACAGCTTATCAATGCTTCTTTTAGTGAGGTTGCTAGGGTTTTTAATTACCCCAACTCCATAAAGATTGCTGTTTGAATTTATTGCCATAATTAACTCAACTTAGAAGTATCTATGTTCTTAAAGAAATTTTTATGAGTATTGTAGTTGTTTAATACTTCTTGTTGCGTGAGAGGCTTAGAATAGAACTTTACACTGCCTAGATACCCTCTCAGGCCGCTTATTAGTCCGCCGTATTGCCCCCCCATGAAGTTTCCTTTTTGGAATCCATCAGTATATCCCCCACCAACAATCCAAGGGGTTACCTTGAAATTGGTTCCTGGGTTATTTAATTTTGGTCCGCTATTTAATTCAGTTGGGCTAGTTAAATTATATTCAAAGCTATTAGCAGCGGCTAAATTTGGCAAGTTAGGCATCGTACCTTCTGGGATTCCAAACACATAGGATAGAGAGGAAGTAGCAACTTCTTGCCCGTCAAAGTATAGAGTAAGCTTATCAGATTGTGGATTGAGGGTAATTGAGAAGTGACAAAAGTCTGATGAGCAATCAACCATTTCTTGATTAAGTGATTTAACCATAGAGTGGTATGTAGTGGATGCCTTACAGTCCAAACCATCAAAGAATGATCTGTTAATAAGCGTAGCGGCTGAAGCAGAAATTGATTGAGTTGGGGCAAGGAAGAAACTGGTTGAAGATACCGGATTAAGAGATTGGCTGTTTGAGGCTGGTAGGCCTGATACTAATCTGCGATCCCTAGTAAACCCAAGAATGAATCCCCGTACAGCGTCAGTCCCTAGTGAATTAGTTACATACTCAGAATCTGTAGAGCTAGCTGTACCATTAAACCCTACGTTCTCATTCGCCAGTACTAATCGGTAAAGGCTAGATACGTTGCCTACTCCGCTACTAGTAAATATGTCGGGAATATGAGTCCAGAAATCTATCGTGGCCCCTTGGTTGTTTTGCAGGAGATCGTCCAATGGCGGGGCGTTGGGGAGGCGGAAATAGGCTCCTAGAGCCGATACAGAGGACGGGGTAGTGTTGGAGTTCTTGGTTATGCCGTCAAAGTAAGCAATGCCTAATCCACCCTTAAATACATCAGCGGCAGACTTAGCGACTAATTGCCCATACAGTTGATTCGATTGAGATGCTGAGTTTCTAGATAGGAAGGCAGTAGAAGATGGTGCTTCTATGTCTGTATCTAGGAAGTTGTACATAGCTATCAGAGAATCCGTAGTTAAAAAGTTTTCAGTCTGTAGAATTACTCCATCAATAGCCGAAGCCCCACTACCATCAAATATGATTGCCCCGTCTCCAATCTCAGGGATAATTAAATGTTCAAGGCGGGAAGTGTCAGTTGATACTTTGGTTTGTACAAATACAGACTGTACAGGGAGTGGTGATACAACACCCGAAATATCTACTTGGCTGAATACCATAGCTTTTTGACGTTCAATGTCAAAATTGATATTAGCTCCTGCAAGATACGAGAAGTCATTAATCGGTACTTGACCTACTTGATACTCTACCCGAGTGTTGTAAATTTTTGGAAGCTCTACAGCTAATTGAATTTGTTTCTTGCGCTTGTTAATCTGTGCAAGAAGTCTTGCATTTTCTGATACAATGGATTGCTTTAGATTCCTTACGATTACCTGGGATGCTCCCCCAGACTCTAGCTCGGATACTTGAGCAGAGAGGTCATACAGTCTCTTGTTTCTGTTTCCAATTAA